GATTTATAATTTTTTAATTTTATTTCTAATTTGGATTTATAATTTTATAATTTCTAATTTGGATTTATAATTTTATTTCTAATTTGGATTTATAATTTTATAATTTCTAATTTGGATTTATAATTTTTATTTTTGATTTATAATTTTTATTTTTAACTTTTTTTATGAACTTTATTCAGACATATTTTTATTTTTTTATTGATAAAATTTTGCATCGATCATTTGAAATTATTTTCTGATAAATATAACATTAAATATGATCATAATTATTCTGTTAAACTTACAAAAATATTTACAAATGATCACGGAAGTATAATTTATCAATAAAAATATGATCATAATTATTCTGTTAAACTTACAAAAATATTTACAAATGATCACGGAAGTATAATTTATCAATAAAAATATGATCATATGAAAAGTTATATTTATCAGAAAATAATTATAAATGATCGATGCAAAATTTTATCAATAAAAATATGATCATATGAAAATTTATGATAAATTTAAAAAAAAAATAATTATAAAAATTTAATTAGAATATGCTAATCCACCCATACCACTTAAGATACGTAATACATTGTAATTTACAGCATAAACATATAAATTACCAGCATTTGCATGAGTTATACTTAATTGAGCAGAATCAATACGACTCATATTAAGGGTTCCAGATGGTTGATGTTCTTCTGGTTTTAATGCAAAAGAATATACATTAATACCAGGATTTCGCATTGGAATATTTGTATGGTGTTGATATGGTTGAACTAAATTAAAATAATTTCCATCACGTAGAGCAAAACGATCATTACCATTTAATTTTAATTGAGCACTTGTTGTTGAATTTGTTCCACCTTTTGTATATAATTTATTGCCAACTTCTTTTGGTGTAACAAAACAATTCCATAATACAGATTCATCTGTACCATTATTTTTATTTACCCAAATTAATTCCTTAACCGGATGATTAAAATTTAAACGAGTTACTATATTAGTAACAGTAACAGCTTCACTACCAGTAAATTGAACTTGTTCAATTAAATATTCATGAGATAATTGTGCAAATCTACGACGTTCATCAGTGTCTAAAAAGATATAATCAGCATATAATTTAACATCAGATAATACAGCATTAGAAGCTCCAACGGCAACAACATCTGTATGAGTATCAGTGTGAGTATCAACTTGATACTTATTAGTAGTACCATTAGTAATAAATACTTTTGTTTTATCATTAAATTCGATATTAATTTTAACTTCATGATATTGTAAGGCAATTAAGGGAAGTGCTAAACCAACATTACGACAAAACCAAAATTCTAAAGGAATTTTTAAATTAATTTTTTTTTTAGTAGTATCGTCTCCTGCGGTACCTTTATCAATTTTATATGGATTATTATCACTATTAACAATATTTTGACCACTAATCATTCGATTCATTCCGTCATATTTTTCGGATGGACAGGTTAATTCATTCCAAATATACATCCATTGGCCATATTGTTTATCTATTCTTTGACCACCAATTTCAATTTCTAAACTTTTTAAAATATTATATCCAACCCATGGTTGAATATAAGCATCTTTTGGTGTAACAGCCCAAGTATCTGGTAAATCAATAGTAGCTTCAAGCATTAATTTATGAAGTAAATCCCCATTACGTGATATTTGACAAGTGATACGACTTCCAAATGCGGGATTTCCATTCGGACTTTGAACTATTGATTCAATAGAGAAATTAGTATGACGACGATAAACTACCTTAAAAAAGGTAATTTGTGGATTACCTGTTAGATATACATCTTGTGCTCCATAGGCAACTAATTGAAGTAATCCTCCACCCATTATTTAGTATTTATTATTAAGCAAATAAAAAAAAAATGATATTTAATTTAAATAATGATATTATGAATGAAAGTGTAAAAAGGAAAAGACCTAATACTGATATGTCTAATGAAGATGAAGATCCCCCTATTTTAAGAGAAATTAAATTATCTTCAAACAATAATAATTTAATTAGAATACCAGATATTGAATATGAAAAATATATAGGTTATATTAATTGTAATAATTTTGAATTAGATTTTGGTAATATTGAAATTAATAGAATTATTAATGAAGATGTAGTTAATAATAGAGTTAGTGAAAATATAAAATATTATAATAAAAATAAAAAATTTTGTGATTTTGGTAATGTTATTTTGTCTCTTAATTTAGATAATCCAACAAAATTATATATTATAGATGGACAACATAGATTAAAAACATTAGAAAAAATTAAAAATATTATTAGAACAGATGGTCAAGATCAAATAAAACATAATATAGATAATGAAGAATTTAAAAAAATATCACTTAATATTGCTATTACAATAATAGTATTTAAAAGTACTATTGAATGTCAAAAATATTTAAAACATTTTCAAAATCAATATCATAGTGATTTAAGATTATTTTCGTTTGATGAAAAATATAAGAGAGAACAATTAGAAAAACTAATAAATATTTTTAAAGAAAAATATAAAGAAAGATTTATAAAATATGAGAAAGATTTAGAAAATCAAATAAAATTTCATAAAGCAATTAAAGAAGTTAATAAACCAAATTTATCAGATGGAATTGTTGCTGATTTTTTAAAAAATGAATATTTAAAAATAGATATATTTAATAATCCAGATATTAATATAGAAACTATTGAAGAAATTAGTATATTTATTAGAGATAATTTAAATCTTAAAGACAATCAAAAATATTCTGTAGATAAAAAGAAGGATAATTGTTATTTTGGTTATATTAGATGTAATTTTGAATCTTCCCGAGAAGAAAGACTATTAATTAAAAAAATTAATGAAGAATTTCCTTATTAAATAAACATAAATATTTTTATTATTATTTTATTATTTGAAATAATAAATTAATATATTAATATATTAATATATTATATTAAAAATAAAATGTATATATTATTAAATAATTTAATAGGTGGTGCAAAAACATCAAATAAAGAAAAGCCCCCTGAGAATAAAAATTTAAGACTTTTGGCAACTTTTGTAAATTTATTAAATGACAAATTTGCAACAATACATGCAATAAATACTGAAGATAAAGAAATAAAAATAAAATATAATAAAAAATGTTATAAAGTAATTCTTATAACAGAACATGATATACCGACTGTAGGTACGAATGACGATAATTATTTTAAATGTAGAATAAAATATATAAATGATAATGGTGATGAAATTATAATACCATGGCATTTATCAATATATTCAACTAAATATAATAGTAATTCAGATGCTAAAATATCATATGTTCATATTACAAGAGAAACCGATGAAGTTTCATATAATCGAAAAATGGTAGATAATTATAATGCATTATCAGAGAATACAAAGTTAATAGTTGATGAAATAAATAAAATACTAAAATCAAATCCTTCAAAAATATATTTTGATGAATACACTATTGAAGGTATAATAGAAACTTTAAAAAATAATGTTCAATTAAATAGATTATTATATTCATTTTCGAGTGATTTATCAATAAAAAATAAATTTAATTTAAGTGATGATAATACAAAAATATTAGAACTTGAAGAATTTTTATTTAAAGAAGGTATAATTCATATTTTACTTGAATTTAATGAAAAAATAAATATAAATAGAATTAATAAAAATAAAGAAATAACAATAATAAATAAAAATAATTTTAAAAAAGAAAATGATAAAATTAAAGATGATAATGATTTAAGATATAAAATAAATAAAAATAAATGTGCTTTAAAAACCGAAACATATAATGAATTAATAAAAAATAATTTTGAATGTTATTTAGAAGATGAAGAATATTATAATACTAATCAAAATTTTAATGATTTAAAAAAAAGAAAAGAAACAAAATTAACTGAAGAAAAAAAAGGATTAGATACAGAAATAATAAGTTTAAAAAAAAAAATTTCAGATAAACAAATAAAAATTAAAAATTTAAAAATAGATTATGAAGAAAATAAACTTAATAAACAATTTTTAAATAAATCAACTGATTTTAAAAATACTTTAACTAATTTATCATTATGGAGTATAAAAGTTTTAGATAATGAAGAAAATATAAATACATTAGATAAAAACTCATTATTTGATTCAAGTATAATAGAATGTATTGAAAGTCATACTAATATAAAGTCATTAGATGAAAAAGATGATTTTTTAACAAAATTTGATTCTAATAAAAAAAATGAATTAATAATAGATAATAATAAATTATTAATAGTTAATAAAGAATTAAAAAAAATATTAAAAAATAAATCTAATATTAAGTATAAAAATAATTTTAATTCTTTTTATTTTATATATAAAAAACCAAATTTTAAAATTATATTTAAATCAAATAATTTTATAGAATATAGTGAATATTTAGATGCAAAATTTAATAATAATTCAGTTTTAAATAGTTATAATTATATATTATCAAAATCATTAACATCATCAAGAAGTAAAAAAACATCAATACCCAATAGTATAAAAAGTTTAGAAAATAAAACTTTTAACAGTATAAAAAATAAGTTAAAACAAAATAAAAATTATTTAGATAATTATATAAATAATTACATAACTAAATATGTTAATAATTATAAAAAAAAAGGTAAATATGACAAAATATCTGATCTTAAAGGTAAAATTGATGAATATAAAAAAAAAATAGAAGATAAAGAAAACGAATATGATAACAAAATAAAAATTATAGTAAATAATATATTAAGTATATTATATAAAACATATTTAAAATTAATAATAGTATTTCCTAAATTAATTAAAAAACAGCAAAAAGAAGATATAAAACGTTTATTAACAGAAGATTTAGAAAAGAATACACATAAATATAATTTAATGCAAGAAGACTATGATAAAATAATAGATAACATTAATAAAAAAATTACAGATATTAATATTAATAATGCATTAACTTCAGAAAATAATACTTTTTTAAAACATGCAAATACATTATTAGAAATTAATGATGATGATACAAATTTTTATACCACATATGATATAATAATATTTACATTAACGTCTCAAGAACAAAAGATAGTAAAACAAAATAAAAAAGCAAATAAAAAAGCAACAGATTTTTATATTGAGTTAGTAAAAACAAAAGATAATGCTAAATTTGAAAATACAGATGAATTATTACAAGAAATTTTAAGTTTATTTATTGAAATAATAAATAATGATTATATGAATAAAATTGAAGAAAACAAAAAAGATTTAGAAAAAAATTTAACAATTTATAAAGTAAATATAAGTGAATTAAAAGATAAAGTAAATATATTAAAAGAAAAAAAGAAGAAATTAGAAAATATAATTCAAAATGAACCAGAATTAAATGAAAAATATTATAACGAAGTAAATAAAATTTATGAAAAATTAGATAGAAAAACATAAATTAAATTTATATATAAAGAAATATAATATATATATATATATATGTTATATAGACATCATAGTTATAAGAGAAATTTATGTTTTATTATACCAGATACTAAATGGTATAATAATTATAATACTCTTAAACCGAATCATGGATTAATTGAAAATATTTTTATTGATGGATTTGAAAATTTTTTATTTTTCACAACTATTATAATTTTTTCAAAAGTAATTTTTACAAATAATTCAAATAAATTTATTAATATATATACTAATAGTTTAATACATTTTTCTAAAAAAATTATTAATTTCAATAATTCATATTTACAAATTAGTTTAACTGGTGCATTTATTTCATTTTTTTTAGGTATTAATCATGTTTTAGGTTATGAACATAAAAAAAAATAAATATAAATATAAATATTATATTTAGTTGGAATAAGCTAAACCACCCATACCACTTAAGATACGTAATACATTGTAATTTACTGCATAAACTTTAACTGTTCCTGCTGAAGGCGATAATAACGATAAAGAAGCAGTATCAATACGACTCATATTTAGAGTTCCAGATGGTTGATGTTCTTCAGGTTTTAATGCAAAAGAATAAACATGAATACCATGGTCTGTTGCGGGTATATTAGTATGATGTTGATATGGTTGAACATGTGTAAAATATTGTCCATCACGTTGAGAGAAACGATCATTACCATTTAACATTAATTTAGCATTAGTTACGGTTTCATAATCACCATTAGCGTTTTTAACTCGCCATATTAATTCTTTAACCGGATGATTGAATGACATTTTAATTGCTTTTTGTGTAGTATCAATTGCTTCGTCACCAGTAAACTGAACTTGTTCAATTAAATATTCATGAGATAATTGTGCAAATCTACGACGTTCATCTGTATCTAAAAAGATATAATCCGCATATAAAGATGCTCCATTAATAGTATCAACCGATCCAAAATCTATATTAACTTTAACTTCATGATATTGTAAAGCAATTAAGGGAAGAGCTAAACCAACATTACGACAAAACCAAAATTCTAATGGAATATATAATTTAGTAGTATCATTTATCATTTCTCCAAAACCAGCTTTTTTACCTTCTGGTAATGTTAATTCATTCCAAATATGCATCCAATCGCCATATTGACGGTCAATTAATTGACCACCAATTTCAAGTTCAACTTTATTAATTATTTGATGACCAAGTTTTGCGTCTGGATCTGAAGTAGCAGTAAAAGTTCCATCAACTTCTAAATATAATTTATGAACTAAATCACCATTACGTGAGATTTGGCATGTTACACGTTTGTCTTTTCCAACTTGTCCGTTAAAAGATTGAACAATAGATTCAATGGAAAAATTTGTATGACGACGATATACTACCTTAAAAAAGGTAATTTGTGGATTACCAGTTAAATACACATCTTGTGCTCCATAGGCAACCAATTGAAGTAAACCTCCACCCATTTTTTACTATTTATTATTAATAAAGAAAAAAAAATAATAAAATAAATATTTTTTAATTTAATTAGAATAAGCTAAACCACCCATACCACTTAAGATACGTAACACATTATAATTAACAGCATATAATCTCATAACATCACTATCAGTACCAGAAGTATTATCAATTTGTAAAGAAGCAGTATCAATACGACTCATATTAAGAGTTCCAGATGGTTGATGTTCTTCTGGTTTAAGTGCAAAAGAATATACATGAACACCTTCCTCTGTAGGAGGTATATTAGTATGATGTTGATATGGTTGAACAAGTGTAAAATATGTTCCATCACGTTGAGAGAAACGATCATTTCCATTTAACATTAATTTAGCAGAGTTTACTGTTCTATAAATATCATCTGAACTATTCACACGCCATATTAATTCTTTAACAGGATGATTGAATGACATTTTAACAGCTTTACTCATACCAACTTGTTCTTGTCCAGTAAATTGAACTTGTTCAATTAAATATTCATGAGATAATTGTGCAAATCTACGACGTTCATCAGTGTCTAAAAAGATATAATCAGCATATAAAGTTGCACCAGTAAGACCAGAATTTAAAGAAAATTCAATATTAACTTTAACTTCATGATATTGTAAAGCAATTAATGGAAGAGCTAAACCAACATTACGGCAAAACCAAAATTCTAATGGAACATATAATTTTGGTCCAGCTTTATTAATCATATCTTGAAAACCAACTTTTTTACCTTCTGGTAATGTTAATTCGTTCCAAATATGCATCCAATCACCATATTGACGATCAATTAATTGACCACCAATTTCAAGTTCAACTTTATCTATTGCAGCATGACCAACTCCCGGTTTTCCAACTGTAGTTTCTTTAAAAAAAGAACTAGAAGCATCTAATTCTAAATATAATTTATGAACTAAATCACCATTACGTGAGATTTGGCATGTTACACGACTTCCAGCAACGGGATTTCCATTAAAAGATTGAACAATAGATTCAATCGAAAAATTTGTATGACGACGATATACTACCTTAAAAAAGGTAATTTGTGGATTACCAGTTAAATATACATCTTGTGCTCCATAAGCAACTAGTTGAAGTAAACCTCCACCCATTTTTTACTATTTATTATTAATAAAGAAAAAAATAAAATGATAAAAATAACATATTATTTTTCATCATATGTTTTATTATGGTATTTTTTTATATATTTTAAATATTATTCCTTATAATCCTATTATATTTTTTTATTTAATTTTATTATTTGTAATATGGATGTTATTTTATATGATTTATTTAAAATTATCTTTAAAAAAAATAATATTTTTTTTAATAGTTTGTATTATTATTTTCAAAATTATACCAATTTTAACATTAAAACATGAATTTAATTGTATTGATGTTTTATTTGGATTTTTAATATTTATGATATATCATTTTATATTATATTATACAATTAATGTCGAACCAATTCAACATTATATAAATTTTATTAATTATTATAAAAAACTTCCAAATAATTTAAATATAATTTTTGATAAAATTATATTTAAAAAAAAAGATATAGTATATATTTAGTTAGAATAAGCAAGACCACCCATACCACTTAATATACGTAACACATTATAACTATGTGCAAATAAATATATATTACCAGCTAGGTTACTTTGAGGAATTGTAATTTGAGCAGTATCAATACGACTCATATTAAGAGTTCCAGATGGTTGATGTTCTTCAGGTTTTAATGCAAATGAATATACACCAATATTATTAGCTGCAGGTATATTAGTGTGATGTTGATAAGGTTGAACTAAAGTAAAATATTTAGGATCTCTTGGTGCAAAACGATCATTACCATTTAATTGTAATTCAACTTTATCAGTTGTTTGATCTTGCCAAACACACCAATCTTTTTTGTTTTGTTTAGCGTCATCCATATTAACCCATACTAATTCTTTGACAGGATGATTAAAAGACATTTTAAGACGAGTTTTACTAGTTGCATCTGCAGATTCAGATCCAGTAAATTGAACTTGTTCAATTAAATATTCATGAGATAATTGTGCAAATCTACGACGTTCATCAGTATCTAAAAAGATATAATCTGCCCATAAAGCTGCACCATTATTTGCAAATTTTAATTTTTTATATGTTAAACTGGATATAGTAAACGTACCATCAGTACCATATGAATCAGTAGTTTTAACATCTGGTGCATCATTAAAATTAATATTGATTTTAACTTCATGGTATTGTAAAGCAATTAAAGGTAATGCTAAACCAACATTACGACAAAACCAAAATTCTAAAGGAATATATAATTTATATTCGGTGGATGAACTAAGTTCCGTTTCATTAATTACATCTCCAATCATTTTATTAAAACCATCTTTTTTACCAGATGGTAAAGTTAATTCATTCCAAATTTGCATCCAAATTCCATATTGACGATCAATTAATTGACCACCAATTTCAACTTCAGCAGTTTTAATAATATAATGTCCTAATTTTTCAATATTCATTTTAGTATTTTGAGGGCATTCTATAGTTGCTTGTAAATATAATTTGTGAAGTAAATCTCCATTACGAGATATTTGGCATGTCATACGACTTCCAAAACCGACAGTGCCATTATGGCTTTGAATAATAGATTCAATAGAGAAGTTAGTATGACGTCTGTATACAACTTTAAAAAAGGTAATTTGTGGATTACCGGTAAGATATACATCTTGTGCTCCATAGGCAACTAGTTGAAGTAAGCCTCCACCCATTTTATGTTATTTATTTATAGCAAATATAAAAATAATATGAAATATATAATTTAATGAATTAATTAATCATTTTCAATAAATTTAATATGTCTAATAACACTACTATCAGAATAATTATAGATTTCTGATGTATTAGATAAATCTTTATGAAAAACTGTGATAAGTTCATTAATTTTATTTTTTCTATTTAAAAGATCATTATCTAAATTAATACCATCTTGTTTATTTGAAGAATATTTTTTATGAACAAATTCCGGTTGTGCTTCTTTAATTTTTTGAACATATTCGATATATGTATCATTTAATGTAACTTTAATTAGTTCAACAACTCCTAAATAATATTTATAATATTCAATAAATTTATATTTTCTTGCTAAATTAATTTTATATTGATTTTCTGTAATTTTTTTAGTAAGAAATTTATATCTATTATCATTATACCATTTACTAATAACAGTATCTTCTGTTTTACGTTTAATTTCAGGAACAATAATATAACTATAATGTCTATATAATTGTTCAATATTACTAATATTTTTAAAAACATTAGTATTATGAAAAATAGATTTATCTTTTAAACAAATATTAATATAATTACATGAATTATTACCATTCCATAAGAGAGAATGTGCTCTCCAATAAGTTTGTATATTATTATCATCACATAAGTTATCATTAGGATTCCTATCAATTGGAATACCATTTTCTCGCATATATCTAAAATATTCAGGATTATGAATATATCTATTTTTTTTAACAATATTACCAGTTTTCCAATCAAATGCTGTATGACATATCCAACACCACATTTGATCACATCCGGATGATTTCATAATAGCATTTTTACAACCAGGACAAGGTTTAGTATCTTTATTAATAATTTTAGCAGTTTCAATATCATCTTTATCACAAACATGATTATCATCAATAATTTTATGACATTCTTTACAAGTATATTGTTTACATAATAAACAATACCAATCAGAATTTACAAATCCTTCACAATCAGGATTTTTACAAGGATAAATATAACTACTTTTTTTAATATTTTCTAATTTTCTTCTACCATCTAAATTTAATTCATTTTTAATATATTGTTTATATCCACCAATAGAATGTAATTTAATATAATATGTTAAAGAATATTTGACTTCATTATCAAGTTCATCTTTAATAGTATTAATTTTTTCTATTAAATTATCTTTTTCTTGAATAATATCAATAAATTTTAAAGTATGTGGTATTTGTGCTTTATCTTCTAACATTAAAACTTCTTTAATATGATTTTTCAAAGTATTATCTACATATATTTTTGTAAACATATCAATTAAATTTTTTCTGGTTAGAGTTTTTTGACAATTAGGACAAGGTTTATCAACTTTAATAACAGAAATTAAATATTTATTCCAGCATGGTTTACATACAACATATGAACAATATGGACATTTAGAAGTATTATTTTTTTTAAAAGTTTCACAACATAGTGAACAATCTATACTCATATTTGATTAACTGAGTAAGTAAAAAAAAAATCATTTTTTTTTTAAGTATTAAATTATTTTTTAATTGGAATAAGCTAAACCACCCATACCACTTAATATACGTAAAACGTTATAATTAGTTCCCCAAACTTTCAAAGTTCCAGAAGATTTACTTTTAACAATTAATCGTGCAGTATCAATACGACTCATATTAAGTGTTCCAGATGGTTGATGTTCTTCTGGTTTAAGAGCAAATGAATATACATTAATACCTTTATTTTGAGAAATATTAGTATGATGTTGATATTGTTGAACTAATGAGAAATAATCACCATCTCTTGGTGTAAATCGATCATTACCATTTAATTGTAATGAAGCTTGAACAACAGGATTTTGACCACTTGGAACAACACCTAATATTATATTAGTTAAATTAGAATAATTACCAGCGTCTCGGTTTAAATTAGATGCAAAACTGGAATCAAGAGCTAAATTACAACTAAATATTTCATTTGTATAATTATACCAAACTTCATTATCATCAGGTTTAATAGTCCAAACTAATTCTTTAACAGGATGATTCATTGTTAATTGAATGCTTTTTTGTTCTTTTTTAATAGTGTCTTCTCCAGAATATTGTAATTGTTCAATTAAATATTCATGAGATAATTGTGCAAATCTACGACGTTCATCAGTATCTAAAAAGATGTAATCAGCATATAAAGTTGCATTTTTAATATCTTTTTTACTAACAGTTCCTGAATTTTGCTTATAAGCAGAACCAACATATGTACATTTTTCAAATGTTTCAATTTCAATATTAACTTTAACTTCATGATATTGTAAAGCAATTAAAGGTAAAGCTAAACCGATATTTCTACAAAACCAAAATTCAAAAGGTATATATAATTTAGTATCTTTAAAGCTGGTCATATCAGTATCAGCTCCAACCATAGTTTGATAACCGTTTTGTTTTTCAATAGGTAATGATAATTCATTCCAAATATACATCCAATCAGAATATTGTTTATCAATTTTTTGACCACCAATTTCTAATTCTACAGATTTAATTAAACGTAATCCGATATAATTGACATATCTTTTTGCGTCTTCATCAGACCATACATTTGTAGGAATTTCTTGTAATTTTGGTAAATCAACTTCTAAAATCATTTTACTAACTAAATCTCCATTACGTGAAATTTGTGATGTAACTCTATTACCAAAATCAAAATTGCCACTAAAAGATTGTCTGATAGATTCGATAGAAAAATTAGTATGTCTTCTATATACCACTTTAAAGAAAGTAATTTGCGGATTACCGGTTAAATAAACATCTTGTGCTCCATAGGCAACTAATTGAAGTAAACCTCCACCCATTTTTAAGTATTTATTATATATAAAAGAAAAAATATATAATAAAAGTAATTTATAAATTATTAATAAAGATGATGAAAGAAAGATGTAGTAAAAAACGAATACATGTAATAGATAATGTAACAGAAGCAAGTACATTAGATGATATTCATATAAATACAATAAAAAAATTTAAAGAAAAGAATACAAATATTAATAATTTGGTAAATGATATAAAAAATTTAAAAATAATAAATATAGATATAAATAATAAAATAATAAATGATGATATAAATAGTAGTGAAAAAAAAAAGTTATGGTATAGTAATATATTGGTAAATGAGGATATATTAAATAAAACAAGAGCATTAAATGAATTAAATGAATCAAATGAAATTGATTATTATGAAAAAACGGGTAAAATTCTTTTTAATTATTATGACATTTTAGATAAAAATGTTCATACTAATAATATTTCAGTAAATAAGAATAAAAAATTTACAATTTTGGATGCATTAAATATAAATATAGAAAAGAAAATAGATTCGAATGTAAATAATAAGACAAAGACTTCTTTAGTAAATGAATATTTATCAATAACAGGTAATAAATATATAAATCATATAGATGGTGAATTTATAAGTGAATTATGTAATAATTGTAATAAAGGAAATATGATAAATTTACAACATGAAGCAATATCAATATGTATAGAATGTGGACATCAAGATTTTTTATTGGCAGAACAGAATAGACCAATAATGATAAATGATAAGAAGGATAATATTCATTATAGTTATAAAAGAATAAATCATTTTAGAGAGTGGTGTAATCAGGTTCAAGGTAAAGAAAGTACGGATATTCCGAATGAAGTATTTGATAAAATTTTGAATGAATTAAAAAAAGAAAAGATAACAGATACAAAAATGTTAACTCCAAAACATATGAGATCAATATTAAAAAAGTTAAGAACGCATAAATATTATGAGCATGCAGCATATATAATAAATAGAATAAATGGTGTGCCTCCCCCACAATTTAGTCCAGAATTAGAACAAACATTATCAAATATGTTTATGCAAACGCAACCTTTATTTATTAAACATGCTCCAAGTAATAGATTAAATTTTATTTCTTATTCGTATATATTGCATAAATTTTTTTTAATTTTAGATTTACCGGAATATTTACCATTATTTCCTTTATTAAAAAGTAGGCAAAAAATAGCACAAAATGAGGAAACATTTAAGAAGATATGTAATGAATTAAAATGGAAATGGATACCTTCAATCTAAATTATCGACAGTAAAAATAATTTTACATTCTTTAATTAAACTTTGTTTATAATTAACCATTTTACATTGATTAGCAATTTTAAATAATATTTTTGCTTTTTCTTTATATAAATCTGATTCTTCAAGTGTTTGAACAATTCTGGATTGGTTAAATAATTCTTGGTGTTTTTCAAATAATAAATCAAAAATTTTTAAACTAATATTAATGTATAGATCTTTAGCTAATTCCATTTCAATCCATTGATTATTATGATTTTGTTTATACCATTTATCATTATGAACTTTATAATCATTTTTATAAATATTATAAATTAAGATAGCTAAATCAAAATGGCTACCTTTAGAATTAATAACATTATGTATTAATACGTTTAATTCAGTTTCTAAATTCATTTATTATAAATTAATTTTATTTATGTTTAAATATATTTTTTATACAGGAAAATTCATGAGACGAAAACCTGTAGCTAATCCGACTCCTTGTTGAGCTGATTGTGAGAATGTGGGGCTAATAACATCTAATATAGCAAAAATACATGCAGATGTTACAGCTAAAATAGATATTTCCCAACCATTTAATTTATTAGGTCCGATCATATCTAATAAGTGTGCAACTAATGCTATAGCAAAACCTTGAAATAAATATTTCAAAATTTTTAATATTAATTCATTAGAATCTATTTCAACCATTTTTAAATGTTTTAATATATAAAGATATATTATATTTTTTAATAAATATGGAAAAAACAAAAATTGATTATTTAGATGAAGACGAACCAATTAGAAATCAAAATTATGTATGTTTATCTTTTTTAAATCCAGAAGATACTATTATAAAGAATAAAGAATTATTTTATTTTAATAATTTTTTAAAAAAATTTAGTAATGATATGGATTTATTATTTGAAAATTTAAAAGATAAATATAAAGATGATATAGATATGATAAATTCTATAAAAGATAATCATAATTATATATCAAATATGGATGAATTAAATGAACAATTTCAATTTTATAAAAATACAAATGCTCATAAAATAGAAGATGAATATTATAAAAATAATTTAAAAACAACACAACGAGGTATAAAAGTGAGAGGTGTATATGATAGTGAAGATCTTGCAAAAAAAAGAGTAGAAATTTTGAATAAAAAAGATAAATATCATAATATATATATAGCTCAAGTAGGTTGTTGGTTACCATATGAATCGCATATAACAAATAATATAGAAGAACAAGAATATCCAGAACAACAATTAAATACACTTATGAAACATTATAAAGAAAATAAAGATCAAAAAGATATAATTTTTGATACAAGAACAACAAATGCAATAAATAAAAATAGTATTGAATCAAAATTAGAAAATCAATTTGAAAATACAAAAATAATAAGTGATGAATTGAATGATGGTGTAGATCCATGGTTACAAAATAAAGAAAAAAAAATGGTTGAAATAGATTAAAATGTGATTTTTATTATTTTTTTTTACTCATATTTAATGATAAATACAGTTATTAAATATGAATAAAAAACCTTCAATGAAGTTAGAATTAAAAAAATTTGATCCTTCAAAAATTAATGATGATTCTGTTATAGTAGCAATTGCAGCAAGAAATAGAGGAAAAAGTGTTTGTTTAAGAGATATATTATCAAATCATTGTAGTATACCAATTGGTATGGTAATAAGTCCAACAGAACACGCCAATGCATTTTTTCAAAATTTTATTCCAAAAATATTAATTCATGATGAATATTCTCCAGAATTAATAGAAAAATATGTTCATAGGCAACAAAAAATATCAGCTAAATTTAAAAAAGAAAAAAAAGATTTTGGTTATTCTACAATTGATCCAAGATCTTTTTTAGTAATGGATGATGCAATGTATGATAAAACTTGGGTAAGTGATACAAATATTAGAAAAATATTTATGAATGGTAGGCATTATAAAATAATGTTTCTTTTAACAATGCAATTTCCTATGGGTATAACTCCTGCTTTAAGAACAAATATAGATTATGTTTTTATTTTTAAAGAAAATATAAAAAAAAATAGGGAAAGATTATATGATCATTATGCTGGAATGTTTCCAAGTTTAGCGGTATTTGAACAAGTTTTAGAACAAGTAACTCAAGATTATGGTTGTTTAGTTATAAACAATAGAGCAAATGGAAATAAATTAGAAGATCAAGTATTTTGGTATAAAGCAGATCCGAATAAAAAGTTAAAAATGTGTGACAATGAATTATGGGATATACAAGCTTTACAAGATGAAAAAGAAAAACATTCATCATATAATGATGATGCAGATGAGGATGAAGACTATGATCCAAATGTTATTATAAAAAAAAAAAATACTTGTAAAATTACAGTTAAAAAAAATAATTAAGGCATTTTGAAACCTGTATCAATATTTTCTAATATTTCTGTTTTATTTTCAATGTTATTATTTGATAACATATAGATAATAAATGTAGTTACAATAAATAATATTATAAATATTACAATATCTTTTCCTTTTATAAATTCTTTTTTTTCAAATATATTAATAATATAAAATAAAATTAAAGTAATACATAATGAATATATATAATACATTTTATTTATTATATTATCCTTATTTTATTTAAAAAAACGCATTTTCTTCAACTTGATTATTTATATAAATAATTTTATTATCAAATTCTTTATCAAAATTTGTTTTTAATTCTTGTGATTCATTAGATTGTGATTCATTAGATTGTAATTCATTAGATTGTAATTCATTAGATTGTAATTCATTAGATTGTAATTCATTAGATTGTAATTCATTAGATTGTAATTCATTAGATTGTAATTTATTAGATTGTAATTCATTAGTTTTTTCTTGTAATTTTGCTTGAGATTCATTAGTTTTTTCTTGTGATTCATTAGTTTTTTCTTGTGATTCATTAGTTTTTTCTTGTAATT